AGCAGTCTGCGTAAAACAGCAAAGAATTCATCAGGTGAAAAGCAACGCATGGCCCACTGGCTGGCCAACATGAAAGCCGGCAGAGCAAAGGCCAAAAGAAAATGAGAATACAACAAATTGTAGAAGCTGCCGAACGCGGCCCAACCCTGGGTGGATTTCCCATCAAAGTACTGAATGTGGAACAAGGCGCCACAGACGAAGCACTCAAACTGGATGCGCCTCAACGTGCGATGTCAAAACAAGACATGCAAGACTATGCCACTCGTATCAAGACTGGCACCAAGACCAAGGCTGACAAGTTCAAGCCCATCATACACGGCAGCAATATCAAGGCCATCACTCGAGACGACGGTGGCACAGAGTGGGATCTGGCGGATCTGAAAAGTCAGATCATGCAGCCGCCAAGACAGATTCTGGGCACCAATGCCAAAATGGCCAAGAGCAAACAAGAAGGCGCCATCACATATGACTTGACCCTGCCGGCCTTGAGTGGCATTGTGGTAGATGAAGAAACCGGTGAGTTTGTGGAAGTGATAACCTGCCCAGGTGCTGGCGAATGCCAAACCTACTGCTATGCCAGAAAAGGCGGCTATGTGATGTTCCCAGCCAGCTCAATGAGCGCGGCACAGGCCTTGAACTTCTTGGTTAACCATCCTTCAGACTACATGGCAAAGTTTGACGGTGAAGTCAAAAAAGCCGCTGCATTGGCCAGCAAGAATGGCATCAAGCTGTTGGTGCGCATACATGACGCTGGTGACTTCTTTTCAAAAGAATACTACAACTTGATGATGGATGTGGCCCGGAACAATCCTGATGTAAAATTCTATTTCTACACCAAGATGGGCGAAATAGTAACAGACCCTGACACACCCAACAACGTGGTCAAACAGTTCTCACCAGGTGCCAAGAGCCGTGAAGTCAAAACAGTTCAACTACAGCGTGATGCTGGCCGGCATGTGAAAGACGCTGTGACCTTGCCCAAGGACATGTTCCGTGACTTGTTTGTGACCGATGCCAAGGGCAAGTATGTGAAAGATGAAAAAGGCCGCACACAAGTAAAGAGCGCAGGAGCCTGGCAGCAGTTCCGTCAAGACTTGGGTGCCAAGTACAATATTGATCCCAACACTGTGATCACATATGACGAGATGAATCGCATACCCGAAGGTCCTGCTCCCAAATGGAACGTTGTGGTATTCCCTGCAGGACACGGTGATTTAGGTGCCAGCCGACTGGACGTGGCCAATCAATTCCTGATGTTCCACTGAGATTTGATATGCACACCTATGATATAACAGTTCTTTGTGATGTTTACTGCAAATGGAGCAAAGAACCTCCTGTGTATCGACTGTTTGTCAATGAAGAACTGTTTACTGAAAGAACATGGATTTGGCAAAATACTTACTTAGAAGAAGAATTTGTTGTGCGAGCCGCTCCTGGGCAGTACCCCATTGAGTACCAATTGATCACCAGCAGTGGGGCTGGACTCAAAGTTCGAAATATACGTGTGGTCCATGGTCCAGCACGTATTTGGAAAGACAACATACTGGAGATATGGCATGAGAGCCCATGAAATTGTGGAATCGGCGTCAGTGGGCGCCACAACAGCAGGCGGTATTGCCCCTGTTGAGTCAGCATTAGGCATGCAATCAAGATCTGGCGGTTCCTTGCTGACAGGTAAATATACGACTGCATTAGATCCTACGCCTAACACGCCCAAGGAATATAAAAGGAACAAACATGCTCGCGGACAATTTAAAAACTCTATTGGCAACTAATTTTGTCTACTACCTCAAAGCACACCAATTTCATTGGAATGTGGAAGGTCCTGACTTCAGCGAACTGCATAATTTTTTCCAGGAAATCTACGAAGACGCCTATGGTGCACTAGATCAAACAGCAGAATACATTAGATATCTTGACGAATACGCTCCCGGCAGCATGGAACGTTTTGCCGAACTCACTGTGATTAATGAACAAAGCCGTATCCCACGTGCCCGACTCATGATCGAAGAACTGCTGGCCAACACCCAACAAATGATCGACCTACTGAACCAATGCTTTGCTGCTGCTGAACAAGAAAACCAACAGGGCATTGCTGACTTCGTGGCAGGACGCCTGGGTCAACACGGCAAGTATCAATGGCAACTGCGCAGTTATCTGAAAGACCAACGAGCATGAGCAACGACATCAGATCAATCTTAGACCGACTGGCCACAGTGGAAGGCCGATTGAGTCCAGCACAACAAAAGGTACCACAGTTGCCTGCACTGTTCAAGCCTCGTAACATTCGTGCGTTGGGCTCAAAAACAGACCCTGCTCATCCCATGGATGGCTACATGGTCGGCGACTCCGTGGAGCCCAAGCGTACTGCACTGGAAGAAGCCATGGCCGAGATTGAAGAAGACATGATCAGCAAGGTCAAACGAGACCTCACAACATATCTGGACCGGTTGGAAAAGAAGGTGCATGTTGACCGTGACTTGAAAGACAAAGCAGTTGACGCTGTACAAAAGGGCAAGGCCGAAGAAGATCTTGATGAATTTGCGTTGCCTGGTGGAGACGACCGTGAGCCTGATGAGGAAGAAATTCTGCGTCAACTAGCTGCGCAATGGTGGAACGGCACAGAACAACAAATGGCCAAGGCACAGGACACCTTGGCAGCAATGGGCTGGGAAATTGGTCAAGACGAGTCCGGTGATGATGATGCTGGGGTATTTGTAATACGTGCTGGTGATGAGAATGGCAACAGTTACATGGCTTTCCCACACAGTGAATTGGATTTGAATGAAGAAATAGATACAGATCCTGCTGCCATGCAAGGTCCGTCAGATCCTGGCGATACCGAAGTGGCACATGCTGCTGAACTGGATGTGGCCAACAAACTTGGCGCACCACAGGCGCCTGTGGCCACATTTGAAATGGCCGACGGTGTGGCCTTGGAATGTTGTGGCGATGATGATCAAGGATATGAACTGCGTCGTGGTGGCAAGACATTGCCCAGTCGCTTTCGCAGCCTGGATGATGCTGGTATAGCCGTGAAGTTGTTTCAAGCTCGTCGCCAAGCACAGCAACGCAACTCCGACACAGATTACATAGAAGAACGATAATCATGATCATCAACGATTTATTCAATAATAAAAAACCAGGTGTTGAAGAGGCAAAGAAAAATAGAAAGAAAAAATCTTCAAGGGCAATGGGTGGATACTTCTTTCCAGGTTATGGTTACTATGGCAGTGGTGAATCTGGTGAAGGCGGTGGAGATGGCGGTGGCGAAAGTACCGATCGAGGCATGGCGGAAGGCAGCAAGAAAGATCGTCAATGGACTAACAAAGACATGGAGAGGTTGCGTGTTGCCACCCGAGACTTTGATGATATAATGGCATCTGCTGGACCTGACCAAGACAAGCACGATTTAATTAAGAAGCAAATTCAAACAAAACCAATGGCAGGTCCTAAAGGCGTATTGCCGGAGCAAGGTGTGGCGGAGGCAAATAATGATACCGGGGTCAAGTGGTTTGACTTTGCCACATGGGTATTGAAGCAGGGCGACAAGTATAAAGATTTCACTACAAATCATGCAGTGCATCAAGCGGCACAAAAAGAATACAAAGCCTATGTTAACTCACGAAAACGAGGTGTGGCGGAAGTCAGCCTAGGCGACTATGGTAAAAAAGCCACCATGAGCAGGGCCATGGCTCAGACAAACCGATTCTTTGACCGTAACGATCCTGCCGCAGTTGCAGCAGCCGATCAGACCATTGCCAAAAGAGAGCGGGGCCTGGCACGTGCAGATGCAAGACGCCAACCATACACACCTCCCGCACATGATGCCGAAAAACATCGTCGTGATTTGACTGCCCGATACCCCAACATTGATGAACTGGTGGCTGATGCTGAGCAACGCCGTGATCCCGATTACAACTACGCCGAAGGCAGTGCTTACTATCGCGGGCGCGAATCTGAACAACATTATCAACGATTAAAACAAATACAACGTGTGATTCAAGGACTGAATGAATCACTCAACCGATCACACCTACCTTAGGACCGTGTGGCCCGGCTGCTGGGCAGGCTGAGCGATTCGCTACCGCAAGGCTTGAAGTGAGCATTAATCAAATGAGAATCAACATTATGACCCTGGATCAAGCCATTTCTACAGTCAACAGTCAATTCCAATACACTGCTGATCCCAGAAGTTTTTTTACTGACTACTGGTTTGTTATGCGTAGTCAAGACAATGTCATGAGGGGTGATTGTGATGACTATTCAATCACGGTATTGTGGTTGTTGTGTGGCGGATTCTGGCAGTTTGTATGGAATGTGTTGATCTTGCATCGCTATCAACTGCACCGAGTTCAAACACACAACGGTGAATATCATGTGGTAGCACAGGTCGGTGATGTTTGGTTTGATAACTGGACTTGCCGTGCAGTTTCTAGAGAGCAACTGTTTGCCCAAACTGGACATCAGTATCGCATGTGGTACTTGAGTCCAATTATTGCTTGGTTTATGGTATGGGGATATTTGCGCTATCAGAATTTTGAAGTCAAAAACACTTGACCTTTCAACTTTCATAATGTATAATTTACATTATAGGAGAACCATATGGATACTAAAACTTTTAACGGCGACCAAAAGATCAAACTCACCCAAATCATCAATGAAGGCATGGCTGTGATGCACGAGATTGATACCTTGCAAGGTGGCCTGACCGACACCATCCGGGCCATTGCAGAAGAGTTGGAAATCAAACCGGCTGTGTTGAAAAAAGCCATTCGTGTGGCACACAAGGCCGAATTTGGAAAAACCAAACAAGATCAAGAGCTGTTGGAAACCATACTTGAAACAGTAGGCAAGACTATTTGACCACAATTCCAATACGCCAGGCACGTTCAGGAATCTTCCCCAACAAGGCCTTGTTGGGGCAGTATTGTCTATCTCCGTTTACAATGATCGAAGTTGGACTCAATGGCGAAGTTAGGCTCTGTGGATGCGGTGGTTGGATGCCATCAACTGTTGGCAATTTGACCGTGAACACTCTCGAAGAAATTTTGTCGTCCCCGATGGCCAAAAGAATTAGACAAAGCATTATTGATGGCTCTTATCAATATTGCAATGAACAGCAATGTGGTATTATGGCCAATAACCAACTTAATACCATTGACACCTTGCCTGACAATGTCAAACACTTAATTACTGATTCTAACTTGTTTGAAATCCCGCATTGGATATCTATACAGGGAGATAGTGTTTGCAATCTCAGTTGTCCCAGTTGCAGGACCGGCATTATAAAACCAAACCCCGGTCAGATCAAAAAACAAGAACGATTAGGTAAAATAATTACTGAAAACTTATTTTCTCAGCCAACTGATAAAAAAATTGTAGTGCATACCAGTGGCTCTGGAGAAGTATTTGCCAGCCCATTGCTGATAAATCTGTTGTCTACAATTGATTTAAATCGTTTGCCAAATTTTCAACTATGCATACAATCAAACGGGTTGTTGGCAAAAAAAAATTGGCACAGAATATCCCATTTAGAATCAGCTATACAACACGTGGTAATTTCAATTGATGCCGCTACCGCAGAAACTTATCAAGTGGTCAGAAGAGGTGGTACCTGGCAGCAGTTGATTTCTGCCATGGAATTTTTACAAAACAAAAAACACGAATTGGGGTTTGATTTTAGGACCAGAATGGTGGTACAAAATCGTAACTATCAAGAAATACAGCAATTTTATGATTTTTGCAAAAGCTATGATGTTGATCGAATTGAATATGCAAAAGTAACAAACTGGGGGACCTGGTCTGCAGAAGAATTCAATGAACACAATGTGTTTGATTCATCACATCCAGATTACGCACTAGCTAAGGAAAAAATCCTTGCCGTGCAAAAATTACCTGGTGTTTGGTTTCATGGAATTTTAGATAATCCAAATTAACGATGTAAATAGCAAAGAGTCGCTGCCTTAAGCAGCATGTATCAAGACCGCACCGGTCACAAACGGAGAAAGATTTGTTTAATCAATTAGAAATTGACAGTGTTGATCAACATAATTGTCGTGATCAACGGGCTAAACTATACAATCACATAAAAGAATTTTGTGATAAAAATAAAATAAAGTTTACTCTCAATCTATCACCTACCAACGTACAACATATCAACAGCACAGTGATTGTGTACATGGTGCTGTCTGATATAATTGGCAATTATGAACATTGGAAAAACATAAATCAACACTGCCATCAGCATGGTAAGAAAGTATTGGTTGTTACTGATAGCATTATTGAATTTAATAACTTGTCATGTATTGAGTTTTTTAGTTACCCTAAACTGTTAGGCATACATGCGTCATACAGTGACAATATTGATATTGTGTCACCCCCTTCAAAATTATACAACTGTTTCATACAACGTGTATGCTCAACAAGACAAAGTTGGTTTTATTTTTTACATCATCACAATCTACTAGACAAAGGGTATGTGAGTGTTCTGATGAAGCAACTGTCTGATTATAGCAATCTGACCGGTACAGAGTTGTTTGATTTTATACATTACAAATATCAACTTGATCAGTTACCCCATTTTGAAAAAGCCTACCAAGAACTTCGATCCATTGTTCCTTACAGAAATTTTACTGAAATTCACAATCTATCACCGTTGATACTGGATTCTAAATACTCACTGGTGCTTGAAACTTATGCGCTCGAAGATGATACCAATCGGTGGTGCTTTACTGAAAAATCTCTGCGCTCAATACAATTTCCAACCATATCTTTATTGTTTTTACAAAAACATGGGATAGCCAAATTGCGAGCACTTGGGTTTGAGTTTGATTCGGCCATTGACAAAATTGATGATTTGCCTTGGCAACAACGGCAACAACAATTATTACAAATCTTAGTTGAGGACAGCATTGACTTTGATTCAAAAACATTGTATAATCAAAGTCAACATAATCGTCAGTTATTGAAATCTTGGAAAACTGCGTACAACAACGCAAACTTCTTTGATAATTTTTTTGAAAAGGCAACTTCTGTTTGAGTTATATTGACGCACTATTTGATCGTGAGCATGATCGCATTCACGTGGTAGAACGCCGCGACGGCCAAAGGCAGTATCGGGAGTATCCTGCCAATTATGTGTTCTACTACGACGACCCCCGAGGCAAGTTCCAAAGCATCTACGGCACACCTGTGTCAAGATTTTCATCACGCAACAACAAAGAGTTCCGCAAGGAAGTTCGAGCACAAAGCGGTCGACAGATCTACGAATCGGATATCAATCCCATATTCCGTTGCTTTGAAGAAAACTACAAGGACCAAGATGCCCCCACCTTGCACACAGCATTCTTTGACATTGAAGTTGCATTCGATTCAGTGCGTGGATTTTCGCCTGTGTCAGATCCTTTCAATCCCATCACTGCCATATCGGTATATTTGAATTGGTTGGAGCAATTGGTCACACTGGTGGTGGCGCCGCGCCATATGAGTGAGCAGACTGCTCGTGAGATCTGTGGAGAATTTGAGAACACTGTGCTGTGTGAATCCGAAACAGAAATGTTGAAGATGTTCTTGGATCTGATCGAAGATGCAGATATCTTGAGCGGTTGGAACTCAGAAGGCTATGACATACCCTACACAGTGAATCGTATCACTCGAGTGCTCAGCAAAGACGACACACGCAGATTTTGTTTATGGGGGCAGTTTCCCAAGAAGCGTGTGTTTGAACGTTTTGGTGCTGAAAACGAAACCTATGACCTGGTGGGTCGTGTGCATATGGACTATATGCAACTGTATCGCAAATACACCTATGAAGAACGACATAGCTACAGCCTGGATGCCATTGCCGAGTACGAACTGAGTGAGCGCAAGACACAGTTTGAAGGCACACTGGATCAGTTGTACAACCAATACTTCAGGACCTTTATCGAATACAACAGGCAAGATACCTTGTTGCTGGACAAACTGGACAAAAAACTGCGCTTCCTGGAACTGGCCAGCGAACTGGCGCATGCCAATACTGTGTTGTTGGCCACCACCATGGGTGCTGTGGCCGTGACCGAACAGGCCATCATCAACGAAGCACACGAACGCGGCATGGTTGTGCCCAATCGTCAACAACGACTCACCGACGAGGACACACAGGCCGCAGGTGCTTATGTGGCATATCCACGCAAGGGCATGCACGAGTGGGTGGGATCAGTGGACATCAACAGTCTGTATCCATCAGCGATTCGTGCCTTGAACATGGGTCCAGAAACCATCATTGGTCAACTGCGTCCTGTGATGACTGATCGATACATCAAAGATAAAATGGCTCGGGGTGATTCATTTGCAGCGGCCTGGGAAGGTGTGTTTGCCAGTTTGGAATACACAGCAGTGATGGAACAGCAACGTGGCACAGAGATCACCATAGACTGGCAGTCAGGTGAAGAGACTGTACACTCAGGCGCTGAAATTTGGTACATGTTGTTTGACTCTAATCAACCTTGGATTTTGAGCGCCAATGGAACCATATTCACATACGAAAAGAAAGGTGTGATTCCAGGTCTGCTGGAACGTTGGTATCGTGAACGTCAAGAATTACAGGCCAAGAAGAAAGATGCCCGGGATGCCAAAGAGATTGCGTTCTGGGACAAACGTCAACTGGTCAAGAAGATTAACTTGAACAGTCTGTATGGCGCCATTCTCAATTCTGGCTGCAGATTTTTTGACAAGCGCATTGGACAGAGCACAACACTGACAGGCCGCAGCATTGCCCGGCACATGGATGCATACCTGAATGAATGCATCACAGGTGAGTATGATCATATGGGCAAGGCAGTTATCTATGGTGACACAGACTCATGCTACTTCAGTGCCTGGCCTGTGCTCAAGCAGGAAGTTGCCGAAGGTCGTATGGCATGGTCAAAAGAAATTTGCATCCAGCTGTACGACTCAATTGCTGACCAAGTGAATGAATCATTTCCGAGCTTTATGGAACGTGCTTTTCATTGTCCCAGAGACATGGGCGAATTGATCAAGGCCGGTCGTGAAACTGTGGCAGACCGTGGCTTGTTCATCACCAAAAAACGCTATGCTGTCAACGCCATTGATATTGAAAACAAGCGCCTGGATGTGAACGGAGCAATCGGCAAGACCAAGGCCACTGGCCTGGATCTAAAACGCAGTGACACACCCAAAGTTATTCAAGACTTTCTGTTGGAAATTCTAAATAAAGCACTGGCCGGCGCTGGTCGCGATGAAATCATTGAACGTGTGCGCGAGTTCAAGTATGAATTCAAAGAACGGCCGGGCTGGGAAAAAGGCTCTCCCAAGCGTGTGAACAACTTGACCAAGTACGGTCGGGAAGAAGAACGCCTGGGCAAAGCCAACATGCCTGGGCATGTACGGGCGGCCTTGAACTGGAACAACTTGAGACGAATGAATTCGGACAACTACTCAATGCAGATTGTGGACGGCATGAAGACCATTGTGTGCAAGTTAAGAAGCAATGCCTTGGGCTGGACCAGCATTGGCTATCCCACAGACGAGATGCACTTGCCACAGTGGTTCAAGGACTTGCCGTTTGACGACGCAGAGATGGAGGCCACAGTGGTGGATCAAAAGATTGACAACTTGTTGGGAGTGTTGGATTGGGACTTGGCCTCAGCTACCAATACTGAAAACACTTTTAATTCTTTATTTTCTTTTGAATGAAACTGAGTGATATTGTTCATCTCAAAAATCTAGTGCAACAGTTTGATGTTGGGCACAGCAACGAAACCAAAAGATATATTGACGGATTTGTCCATCACATCAAAGAAAATTCATTGAGATTTGCAGAGCATCTGGAAGATTTAGACAACAAATTGTCAACTGTGCATCGCAGTCTGGCCGAATTTGATCATGGCATGGCCAATCTGCAGACATTGCTGACTCAGACCATTGCTCAGCGAGAAACTGAGCTGCTGGCTCAAAGTGAAAATTTTTGGCAAAACGAGATGCGACTGGAAGGCAATGAACATGTGTTGAACAGGCAATTGATTTCTAACTCTAAATGTTATGATGTTTTGATGAGTCGATGTCGTGGCCTGGCCGACTGGCGCTGGCCTGGCCTAATATTTCGACCAGCACAAGAAAAATTGATTGACGATTTGGTAGCTCTGGATCCTCTTTATCTAGTTGATAGCAATTTGGCATTGCTAGAACCTTGTGTGGCAAGATTTCATCCTGCATATCAACGACGACTGCGTTGCTATGCTGTGAATGATTGGCAAGGTGGTACCATCATGCATGAGTTTGCAGACAATCAATTTGGATTTGTGTTGGCCTACAACTATTTCAATTTCAAACCCTTGAATATAATTAAAAAATATCTCAATGAGTTGATAAACAAACTTAGACCAGGGGGTGTGCTGATCATGACCTTTAATGACTGTGACTGGGCACATAATGTGGCTTTGGCAGAAAAAAATTTCATGTGCTATACCCCTGGACACATGATTTTGCGTCATGCTCAAAGCATTGGATTTGAAATTGTAGAACAACACAATGATCATGGTGATCTACACTGGATAGGTCTGCGACGTTCGGGCGAATTGACCAGTATTCGAGCCGCCCAGGTGTTGGCCAAAATAGTTGCATATCAGTAAAAAAATCTATATAATCATACAACATAGGAGTAAACATGAGAGATTATCTTAAAGACTTGGTAGAACACACTCTCGATCTTGGCTGCATTGACTTGATCAAGAT